AGAGCGGGCGTGAGCCCTATTTTGTTTAAGAGGGTCAATGCTCAAGAGCGAGCTCTCTTGCCTTTCCCTCTTAAACAAAATCAGCATCGCGAGCGATGCTGACTTTTTGATTGTCCGTCTTGCGGAGAGTGAGGGTTCGCCACCTACCGCTGCAATCCTTTCTTTATCAAATAGTTACAAATTGACTAACCCAAATCGGTCACATATTACTTACGCGATAATGTCGCTCTTTGTCGATTATCCTTGCGCTCGCTTTCCGGTTACGGGTTCGTGTCTGCTTTCGTCTCTTTTGATGTCCTTACCTTTATAACCAAGCATTTTCTAATCGTCAGTCTGTCAATGAACTACGCTCTTTGGCAGACAAATGTGGCATGTCTTTTTGGAATAAGCAAGTGTAACTGCATCTTTATCTGAATTGTCTTGAAATCCCCGGATTTGTCATTTATGTTTGTGGACAAACAAAGACAGCGATATGGCAATCAAAAAACCCGAAACCTTCGTCGAGAAGCTCAAGGAACTCCAGCGACAATATATCTCTCTTGAATACCGACTAAACAAACTCATCGAGGAGAACACCAAGGAAAAACAGCAGTCCCTGCACGAGATGATCTCGGCCCGGAAAGCTGCGGAAATCCTACACTGCACTGCCCGGAATGTTCCCCGGATCGCAGAGCGCGAGCATGTCTTCGTCCTCCAGCATGGAAACCGGAAACTCTATAAGAAATCCCAGATCGAGGAGCTGGCGAACCTGCGGTGAGCTAATCGTGCTCAAGCACATCATCCGGAAAGGTGAAGGCCGACAGCTTGCTGCCGATATCTCGGATGGCATCTTGTATCTTCAGCACCTCGGCATGTGTGAAGTATGCTCGTCCAGCACCGACCTTATGTCCGTTGAGCTTCTGGCTGAACCAGCTGCCGGATTTTCCGAAATATTCCTTGGCGATGTAGGCTGCTTGAACGATCGAGAGCACTCCGGCCAGCTCATCCTTTACCCTCGCACCTCCGACCTTTTCGTAAAGATCGCCAAGGCCCTCCTCAAAGAACTTGTTAGCATCTTCCGGGTTCTGGGCCATTAGACTCTGGAGCTTGCTGAGGACTTCATCTTTTTCTGCCCGGCTTCGCGCTTTGATGTAGCGGTCACGAAGTTCCGCAAATTGTTTCTCGTGCATATATCGTTAGTTTTAATTCAGCCGTATAGCACAAAGATATAAAGAATTATTTAATTGCGTAAATAATCCGCAATTTAATTCATGACGAAGATTCAATCTGGATTCTAAACTTAAAAGTGCCGTCGATTAAGTAAGTGTTTGCTGGCCTACCATTAATTGTTATATTTGCAGTTGATACTCAACCATTAAGTTAATATCCAATATGAAAGCATACGGTTTTGCAGTAGGGTGCGTTCTGCTTCTTCTCGCATCATGCACAAATGAATTAGACACCAGCATTGCCAATGATCTGTCGAACGAGACAAGAGCTAAAATTGCGAAGGAAGACTCGCTGACCTTCAATCGCATTCAGTATCTCGATGAGGTGTCAAAGTGGTTTGAAGAGAGTCCTGCTCAAGAATCTAAATACAAGAAGATTTCCTATAATCGGTGGTGCAAATATTTGGAAAAATACACCGAGGTATCATCCGTGGACGATAAAGATGAGTTTTTAAGCAAACATCCAGAGTATCTGGACGCCTGCATAAAGGCCGATGAGATTGTAAAAAAATACGAGATCATGTGTCCAGATTCCTTGTTTAGAATCTCTTTCGTCGGTAAATACAATGTAAATACATGGTTGATGTCCAACATGCCTGTATTTGACTTCGAAGTCACGCCTCTGAAAGATGGCATTGATCAGTTGGCTTTTTATTATCAGTTCCAGAACAAAATGACATCCGATGGTGAGTTTATCCTTTCAGATAAATTCGGAACGGTGTACATCAATAAACCCATCCGTACGAAACAGATAATCCATGAGCAAACCTCAATCAACGATTCTAATTCGTACTGGTCTACATTGCAAGATCTCACATTCGATGATATTTCCACAAACTACAATCTGTATTTTTATGTGAGTGATTTTCAGTACAAAGGGATGGTATATTCAAATGTCCCATTTGGAGTTAAACACTACAGAGAATCAATAGGCACTGAATCTGAGAAATTTGCTTATGACTATCTCATAAAAGAAATTGAGCCCAACGCCTTCACATATCTTGATTACCATAATCAAGAAGCTGAAAGGAAGATGGCCAAGTTCGACAATCTTGTCCTCGCGTTTGATAAAGACTACCATGAATGGAAATGGCGTAGCCTTGGACTTGATGATTAATAAACTTACAAGTGCCGTCGATTAAGGCGGCACTTGTAAGTTTATGCTTCGTGTGTGTATTTACACTTTGGATAGTTGGAGCACCCATAGAACTTCCCATACTTCCCTTCTCGGAGGATAAGGGTTCCACCGCATCTGGGGCACTTGCCAGATGACAAGGCGTCGTATTTCTTTTCTTTCGCTTTGTGTATGTCGCGGTCATGTTCCCGGATCGTTTCCTTCTCCTTGGTGTCGAGTTTTATAGAGTCAAGGTAATTGCAGATTTCATTCACTTGCTTCCATGTCAGCCTCTCTTTGGTGAAATGCCGGATTGTAGTCAATATCTGATTCCAATATATCACACATGTATTTGAAACATTAACCTTGAGATCAGCCTGCCCGGAAAATGTCACAATCGGATAAATGAATAGATCACCAAAATCTTGCAGGGTTCTTTGGAGCACTCGGACATGTCCGGCATTCTGGAGAATTGGGTTATAGAAAGTGCACTTGTTTCCATAGATATTCTGAGTCCAATACTCCGAATTCTCGCCACCATAAATCCAGCCTTGATAAAATTTCGTTTCGATAACGAAAATGCCATATACGGATACCACAATGTGGTCTATCTGCGATGTGCCGTTTTTGGTACGAAGCATCACATCGTTAAGCACCCGGTATTTATCTTCCGGGAGTTTGTCCAGCTTATTTGCAACTCGTTTTTCGCCAACCTTGCCCTTTGATGGAAGTAACCATACAAGAAGGATAATACCGACAATGAAAATAATGGGAATGATGATGAACGAAATTGACTCCATTTCCTATCCTACATATAGTTATCAATGGAATCTTCACCTTCCCACACTAACCCTTGTTCCTCAGTAAACGCCTTCATCACGCCAGCCTCTTCGAAGAAGGTGCCATCACTATAATGATAGAAATGTCCATCCTCAAATACGATGTGCGACATTGCATAATCTTTCACATTAGCCTCGTCAAGTTTTGTGACGACATATATGGCTCTAACTCCATCTCTCTCAACGACAGCAAAATCGTGGACTGTGCTGGAACCATACTGATTAGTTGTGTAAACCTTCCCTTTCTGAAGGTTTGACAGATAGTCCTCAATGGGAGATTCTGAAATAGAGAGAGGGCAGCAACAAAACTCGCCCGGTGTTTTCCAATCAACTTGAAGAGCGGTCGGAGTTAAAGACTCAAATACCTCATGTTCTGGTTCTTGATTCATTATTTCCTCAATGGACATTGGAGCAGACGGAGCTTCTGGAGATTTATTATAATTACTCAAAGAACCCCATCCGTCCCCAAATCCGTCATCTCTTGCTTCCAAAGTTCGTTTAAATGATTGAGTCTTGGAATCACCATAGATCCATTCGCCAACAGCACCACCTTTGCCCTTGCGTTCTTCGACTGGCCTCTGTGACCATTCGAGCCAACTATTGTATGATGCACGAGCTTCCGCTGGCGAAACAGCTCTCATCCATGAGAAATTCGGGTTCTCACTTTCGTGGCCTGCTAATAAAGATGGGTTCTCGATAAAGGCTTCGATACTTCCGCATATTAACTCGATCTTTGCTCTTGTTATTGGGTTTCCGATGCTATTCTCAAGCCTTGTACACCAGCGAAGATTCTCCGGACGATTATTGCATTTATTATTGTCAATATGGTCGACTACATATTGCTTCAAACTGCCGGGGCATTCCCCAATAAAGGCGGTCGCAACGACATGATGGACGCGGACTTGTCCGAGTAGCATATATCCGCTATACTTATCCTGTTTCCCGAAAGTCCATTCATTATCGAGCTTGCTATGACGGCCATCTTTTGGGTGACGAAGAATCGCACCGTTGTTCCGGACGGAGTATTGCTCGTCCTTGAATTCACATTCCTTCTCTTGATCGAAAAACTGATCGACGGAAATTGTACTGAGCATTTTCTATTTTATTCAGCCAGATGTTGGTATGCCTTCTTTACAATTCCGGACATGAGGACTCGTCTTTCGGCCAAGAATTCGAAATAAGACATGCTCTCGAAGCCTTCCGGAATAGCATTGTTCTCACATGAAATTGCGAAATTCTCCTCACCGAGCTTTGCCTTGTAGCGATCAACATAATCTGCAGGAGGATTATCCGCGATGTCGATGTTGGTGACATAATCCAGATAAGTGAAGTTCGCAATCTGGTTCCTATCGCGATCATCGGCAACACCAATCGTAGCAAGATAGTTCTTCGGGAATATGTGGTGCTTGTCAACGGATGCCTTCGTTCCACTCGAGCCAACCACAAGATGCTTTGAGAGCAAGGTGTTTGACAACCACATCGGTGTTCCAAGAACATTGACGGATGCAATATATCCGAACCATGCAGGAGAATTGGCAGATGAGCTATTCAGACTGGAAGGTAGGGTGACATTGAAATAATCATCTGTGAACTTGGTGCTGAGCGCATTATTAATATATGCTGTGAAGCCTTCTGCGGTGGTCTCGTCTCTAAGATCTGCAAACTGCTTCTCAACTGTGGATTCCGGGGATGACGAATAATATGCTGTTATTGATGACATGAACAGCCATTTCGTTATCAACTTATTCAAATCAACAGAAGGAACCTTGCAATTATACTTCCCTAAGAGGTACAGCACATAACCGTAAATAACCACATATGTGGATGATACCATATTTGAGTTATAGTACCCGGCTTCGCTGAAGAGGTTAAGGAATGCATGCCAATTATTGAGATTCGTGACAACCTCAAGGGCATCCTTGAATTTTGTCATATTAGACTCGCGTTCCTCTGCGGTGGTTTCCCCGGTATCAAGATTACGACCGCGAAGAAGCATGTAAGCATATTTCAGACGAGCTCGCTTGAATCCAAATCCGACGGCCATTCGAATAAGGTTCTGTGGATTGACTTCAATGATATGGTTGTATGGAGTCCCATCTTTAGGGATTCTGGAGTCTATACAGAACTGATGTATCTTGTCGTAGATGTCGGTGTCATATACCGCGAGCAGCGTTTCAATGAAGTTGTTTTCATTGAGCTTCTGTCCTCCGGAATTGACGCGCTTGAAGATATCCGACACCTCTTCTTCAGACGCAATCGTTGTGATTTGCAGCGTGGGAATTGTATAATCCATGAGGTTGAGTAGCGAGTTGAGATTCTCCTCGACTTCTATTTCCTCATCATCTGTCAGTGGTTCGCTTCCTTTCTTTTCGCGGCTGGCATTGAGATTGGCAATGTAAGCTCGTCTATACTTTGCAAGCGTGTGCTCTCTATTGGCAGCAAAGACCTCACTGATATCGCTAATCCAAAGGGGATCTTTTCCATAGGCCTGTGACCACACCTCAAACGCTCTCGTGAGAGGATTGAAGCAAATACGAATGTTTCTCTCCTTAAAGTTGACATCCTTGACCTTGAGGCCCAGAATCGCGGCAAGAAGAGATGTTAACCTTTGCTGGCCATCAATCACAAGATCGTCAGGTCTGCTGTATGCCTTGTCATTCTTGCCGATGGTTTTGGTATTCTCATAGTCTTCTGGGGAAGACCACAGAATGAGATATCCAATCGGAAATCCTTTAATCATGGAATCAAGGAGGTCTCTCACCTTGTTATCTTTCCAGACAAATTGCCTCTGCAGATCCGGCAGGCCAATGCGTCCATTCTCTACATCTCGAAGCAAATCTTCCACCTTTCGCGGAACGCTTCTGTACATTTCTTTTCCCATGATATTATTTACTAACGGTTATTTCTTGTGTTTGAAAGAGGCACTTTGATGCTCCTGCATCGCAATACTGATATTGATTGTCGTTTGACATGGTTTCGACTTCAACGGTATCATAATCCGGATTGCTGGTGTCTACGATCTTAACTTTACATTTTTTTAGAAGTGCGTTCTCTTCTGGTACGATAAACTCCTTTCCGTTCAAAACGAGAGGGTTGTTTATTTTTGTTATGGCTTGTATTAAATATCTTGCTGATGGAATTGAATCGGAGAATTTGCCTTTTGGCAAATCCATCTTAAACTTCTTTAATTCCTCTCTGGGTTCGGCAATAATGACAGTATGCGTAAGGTATGATTTAATAACTCTGGCGGTAAATAGGCCATCTGGAGAATACATTGAGTATGTGTCAAAGCATTCACCAATAGTATCTTCAATCTCTTTTACGGTTGAATAATACTCAAGTAGATCATTGTAAATGGCCGACATTTGTGGATTCCGGGACTGAACCATACACAATTCTGCTCCATTGAAGCAGAACTTCATATCATTGCCATCGATAAATGCGACGAGGAACTTAGCCCATTTGATAGCATCATCGATATCGGTGATCCCATCATTTAAGTGAAATGTAACAGTTCCGCTGAATTGAAGAGGATCTGTTTCGCTTTTGGAAATGGAATACTCAATGTTGCAAAGTGATGTCGGCACACAAAAATGGACGGATTTTCCATCTCCATACACAGAAGCCTTACAGCGATTTCGAACTTTATACTCCTTGGAACATAGAGTAACATCAATCGTTTTCGTTAATGGAACAATCCAAACGGATTGATAATCGTCAGTACCATTTAATCTTAGCCCATTTGCTCGATGCTCAAAGGTAGCCATCTCTTCCTTTGACAGAGAGTACACTGGCACTTGAAATCCTTTAATTAGCTTATCGGAAAGAATGGTATTGGGACTGCTAAGAAAGTCTTGAGTCTTTGTATTGAAATGAAGATTGTGTTTAATACTTCCGTTATATGGGGATATCCTTGTGATACTTGTATGCCTTTCTGCTTTCTCAAATGATAATTGAAGGCCGTTTAGGAGTGCAAATCTATTCAGCGTCTCAAGGGAGCATAAGTTAGAATGCTTATCTTCCCCGAACCCATCCTTTAACCCAGAGATTACTTCCGAAATGAACTCATCACAAGTTCCGTCAATGTATTCTATTTTTAATTGTTTCAGCTTAAGCCTTTGAGCAGGGAGAAGTGATGGACAGACGAGAAACATCTTCTTTGCATTAGAACCGACTTTTTGCAGTATCTGCTCTATTAAATTCAAGACATTTCCATCTTCTGCACTATATCCGACGAATACGATGGATTGTGTTGCAACCTCACTTTGTATCTTACTCCATATTATTGGATCTGTAGGAGTGTCAATAAACCGTCTATAGTCATCTTCAGAAATAACAATACGGTCAGTGGCATTTAAATCCCCATGGATTTTATACAGATGTATTTTGTTTCTATCGTATGTGGCGCAATCGTTGTCTGTACGCAATACTTGAAAATACTCAGCAAATGTATAGGCGTCCTCAATCAAAGAATCATAATTCGTGGTTATGATTGTGTGAATATACGGAACCTGCGATAACCCTTTATGAAAAGAATTTGGCTGGAGATTGCAGAACGCAGCCGAGAGAACGCTATTTATCCGATCTCTATTTCCGTCGCTGGCTTCAAGAACTGATGATACTTTTTTGAGATCATCTTTATTAATCCCGGTTCGCAGATCCTCTGGGATTAAATCATATAAGGAATTCGCGATTTTTGTAGCCGATGGCGCATTAGAGCCAAATGAGCATCCAGATCCAACGAAAAGAGCCGCATCCTCTTTTCGTATATGCTCAATTATTGACTCATATTTCCCCATAGAGAATGATTAGCATTTATTGCCTTTCGCCCTGTTGTGCGTTTTGCAAAGCATTTGACAGTTGCTGATATCCGTTGAACCGCCTCTACTCCATGCTGTTACATGATCTGCGTCCATATCCTTGAGATCCCAGATCTTTATGCGTTCATTTGTGTGGCCCATTGCGCATAGAGGGCAATTTGATATACCAGCTGCTTTTGCCGCTTGCGTTTGTGTCTGGTAAACTGCTCGTTTTGTGGAGTCCTCAAATAAACGAATTTCGAGGAGCTCCGGATGCGTTTCGCCTCCAAGAACAAACTCGAATATTCCTTTACGGCTCTTCACGCATGCGTCTCCATAGAGTTCATGGACGCGATCATTAAGGGTACTATGTGAATATGCATTCTGATGATAGCTCTCATAATATTCACCCCAAGGTAAGCCGCACATTTCTTTTTCAACTGTATCAAATGTTCCGGATACCCATTCAATAACGCTGTTAAAATAAGCCTTTAGCTCGTTGATATTAGTATCGTAGCGATGCGCTGCCATGTATGACTCAATTGCCTTGTCATTCCCGGTATCTTTAGAAACCCATTGAAGAGCAACATGAAGAATGGCTTGGCGTTTCTCGTCGCCTTTGACATAGGCTTTCCATTTCTGCATATTTGAATTTTGGCTATTGCTAAATTCGGCTTTCGCAGCGGTCACAAACGGGCCAGAGTAAACAGCATTCAGAATCTCCTGTGGCTCCAATTTGATACCGTTGATATTGATGGTTCTAAACCAATCTTTGATCTCCGTCTCTTCTCCTTCGCATTCGTAAATAAGAAGCTTTGTATTGAGAATCTTATCCTGCTGGTCTTTGGGTAGACTACTGAAATATTGTTCCATTCCATTGGCATCCTTAATTGCGAACTTCCCGGTTACAAAACGGCCAAAACTTGTAATGCGTTGCTGGCCATCTAAGACTTCCCACTTATCTCCGGCAACATTGAAATAAATCAATCCAAGGGGATAACCCTTGAGAAGTGATGTAATAACATCGACATCGTGTTTCCCATCGTTGTAGATGTAATGCCGCTGGTATTCCGGCTGGATTACAAGTTTACCATCAAGACCATATAGGCCTTTACCCTCAAGCTCATTATAAATGAATCCCTTGCAAATATCGCGAACGGTTATGTCCGTATGGAGTGTTGTTTTCATGGCCTATTTCTTTTTTCGAATAAGGATTCTTGAATATGGGACTTGTGGCATGCCGTCAACCATCATATAAAGATCACCAGCGGCAGAGTGTCCACGCATCATTTTTTTATGCTCTTTTGGTATTCCAGTTATGCCGATAGACTGTCCAAGGTATCCACTTCCGCTTCCTATAATCTCAAACTGTTCTGGACAATATTTATCAATCCAAGAGATTGGAACACCCATTATTCCTTCATAATCAGATGGAATCGCATCTGCAAAAGGTACATCAATTCCATCATAGTTTTCGTAATGATTGTATTGATGGCCTTTGACTTCCTTATGCTTGCTGAATTTTATGTTATCGGCCATTGTCATTAGTTGAATTGGCTCATGCCTGCGTCCATGATCAAGATTTGTAAACCAGCCTGTTCCAGCGACGCTTATAAACTTTTTTCCGCTTTCATCAGTATAGAGTTCAGTACCTGTTAACTCATAAGAATCTGGAACAAGGAATGTCATATTCTTTCCATTAACTCGTTTGTTGAATCTACAGCCTGTCCAGATTCTGTTGTCTCTAATTAATGGGAATATTTCTTTATAAGTAACGCAATTGATATTCCCAATAATTAGGAACCGCTTATTGGCCTCCATTATCCATGCAACAAATTCTCTAAAGAGGCTAAAAGGCGGATTCGTGACGATGATATCCGATTCATCTCTCAAGGCTTTAACCTCTTCTGAACGGAAGTCCCCATCGCCTTCAAGATACCGCCACTCAAGATCCTCAATATCTACTTTTCCGCTATTATTTGTATCTCTGTCAAGGGTGAATATCTTGCCATGTGTTTTGCTTTTGTCCTCGTCGTATTGAGGTGCTTCTGTCTCAAATAGTGTTGGCTCCCAGTTTTTGTATTTCTTGCTTTCAACGGCATAACTTGTACTAATCAATCTTTTAAGGCCAAAGTTCTCAAAGTTTTGAGCAAAGAATTTAGTGAAATTGCTCCATTCGGGATCGTCGCAGGGCAAGAGTATTGTCTTACCTCTAAACACATCGGGATCATACTCCAAATATGCATTGACTTCCATTTGAATGTCAGAGAACTGAGTATAAAACTCGTCGTTCTTATTCATTCTTGCTGCACCAAGATTGCTGTTTTTATTTGCCATCGTCTTTGTCTAATCTGCTTAATCTACCAATTTAATGAAAAATATTCACTGCCCATATCTCCGGAACATAAATGTTTAAAAATGACATCAATCCGCTCGGAAATTCTTATATTTACTACGCAAAGCGACACGAAACTATAACCAACATACCAAAAGTTATGTATAGAACATCATTACAGTGCCGTTTTCTGACGGCAATCCGTTTGCCGGATGATAGTTCCGACATCCCGGAAAAGGAGTATGAGGAAATGCTCAATGAGTATCTCGATCAACTCAAATCCTTCATTACCACAAACACTTACTTTGTTGTAGACGACGCTCTGGACTCACTCGTATGCATGTTCGATGAGTTGCTGGCGGGCAAAAAAAAGGTCTTGTCCTAACCAAACTCATCAAGGACGCGAGGCATAAGACTGTGCTCTTCCGGAAGCACAACGAGAAACGGCTCGATTATCCGGATCTGTTCTTCTTCGGCCCGGAGCCGAATCACTCTCCAATCTATTGGATCGGATCAAAAACCGAACTCTCCGAACTCCTTGTAGCACTCGATCGCCAAGGTTCGCTGGGTGACAAAAGTGGACATCACATCCCATTTACAGAGGCCATCGCGCAGTTCACATCCTTCCTTAACATCTCTCTTACCGATGCATCGACGGTAAAGAAAAATGTCCTTGACCGCAAGACGAAACGGACAGTTTTCATTGATGCACTGCGCTTGTCACTTCTGACCGACCGCTTTTAATCCCTCTTGAATTTCAATCAGTTATTAAAAACTATACACCTCAAGGTGCACCTTGTTGTGTATTTTCCATTTCTGTCCTTCTGAACTTTGCGACGGCAAACTTTCAAGAGCGAAGTTATGGAGTACAAAAGAATTATTGATGACATTCAAGTCAGCATTTCGCAACTCCAGCAGCAGCTGGACACTTTGCGACTCATGGATAAGCGGATGGTTACATCCGCGCTGATGACGAGACAAGAAGCTGCCGATTTTATCGGTGAGTCAGTAAGGCAATTCGATAGGGACTGCCAGCGGTATGGAATAGAAAAACTCCATACCGTTGGCGGTATCCGCGTACGCAAAAGTGAGGTCATGCGCCACATGGGATTGCCGATGGACGAGCTTCTATGAACTATCTGACAGAAATACGGCTCTTCTATGAATGGCTGGGGACGCACCCTCTGCCTCCATCCGCCATTGCACTCTGGCATGGACTGATGTACATCGCCAACTGCTGTGGCTGGGAGCAAGAGATCACAATCCCTCTGGGCCTCATCCAGACGCGCACCATGATGACTCCGTCGAGCATCTATCGCTCCCGGAGAATCCTTGTGGAATGTGGTCTGGTGACGGTTTCGGAGCAGGGCAGCAACCGGGCATCCATCTACACTCTAAACTCCTTTGAAGATGGGAGTGCCTATCGCAGTGCCTCCCGGAGTGCCTGCCAATATGGAAGGCAAAACGAAAGGCAGTGTGACAGTCACAACCCCGAAAATGAGGGTAGTGCCTGCCAATATGGGAGGCAAAGCGAAGACATATATAAACATAAACATGTCTGTGTATCTAAAGAAAAAGATACAGAAAAAGAAAAGAAAAAGACTCTGGAGTCTTGGATCGTGACTGTCGACAGTCCTTGGCGAGAGTTGATCCGGATATGGTTCGAATACAAAAAGGCCCGGAACGAGTCTTACAAGTCCGAGATGAGTGCCAAGGCATTCCTCACCAAGCTCCGCAATCTCTCCGGGGACAATCCCCAGACAGCACAAGCGATCATCGAACAGAGCATGGCCAGCAACTGGGCCGGAGTCTTCGAACTCAAGAATGTCCGTCCTGCAGGCGTAGCTCGCACCCCGGCCACCGGGCAGCGCATCGGCCAGATCATACAGCCACAGAGCGATGCCCAGCGGCAGGCCCTCCTTGACAAATTCAACAAAAAATAAGTATCACTATGGAACCTAAAGACATTCACAGCATCATCGCGGAGATGAAGTACAAGAACCAGATCACCGTCCGCCAGAAGGAATCCCTCTCGTGGGGCAGCAGCCCGGAAGTGTGCAGGGACTTGTTCATGCGCATCTTTTGCGAGCTCGACACCACCTACGACAATCCCCGGTACCTGCCGGAATATGACGAGATCGTCGATTGGATGGTGAACACCAACGACAAGGGCCTCCTGCTTATGGGAGACTGCGGTCGCGGCAAGAGCATCATTATCACCGGAGTCGTTCCGGTGCTGCTCAGACTCAAGGGCCGCAATGTCAAACCTATCATGGCCCATGAACTGAACCGAGTGGTCTGCTATGACAGTTATTTCACCAACCCTCCCGAAGGGTACACCTACCTCGACTACGCGACATCGCAGTTTGCCCGGAATATCATCGTCGACGAGATCGGTACCGAAACCATGCACAACGACTACGGAGAGCGTATCGAGCCGTTCAATCTCATCATGAATGTGGCCGAGCAGTATCACCGCAGGCTGTTCCTCTCCACCAATCTCACCGAGCAGGAAATCCTCGACCGTTACGGAATGCGCACCCTTGACCGTCTGAGCCACCTTTGTCGAATCGTGCGTTTTAAGGGAGAGAGCCTGCGATGACACTGAAACGAGTCATTTTCACTTTTGAAAATGGGGCCAGACGATATGCAACCCACAATGGAGAAATCCTCAAGTGGGAAGAAGGCGAACTCGATGCTCTGGCCGAGAATATCAAACAGCATGGGTACCCGGTCTGCACTTCGGATTTCATGCAATGGGATGTGGATTACAAGAGCCTGCGGCACCGACTCCCATATGCCAAGATACTACGAGTCACGAATGTCGAATACGAAAGTGCATACCATGCACCCCAGCAAGATATTGATTTCTGAATGCCTACGATAAAGAAACATACAAAGCGGCCTTGGATACCGGAACACAAACCCTTCGAGGGATATCGGCACCACAATACCGAGTTCTATCAGTCCCGGCAGTGGAGGGAGCTGCGAGCTGTCAAGCTCCAGCAGAACCCTCTCTGTGAGGAGTGCCAGAGGCAGGGACGGCTCACCCCGGCCCAGATGGTCGACCATATTGTCCCGATCAACAAAGGCGGAGAGCCTCTCGCTCTGGAGAACCTGCAGTCGCTTTGCAACCGCTGCCACAGCATTAAAACCGCAAAAGACAAATGAGAACAACACTCTCCTTAAACGACATCATCAACGAGTGGATCGAGCAGCTGGATGCGCTCCCCACCACCAGAGAAGATCACCGCAGGAAGATACTGCTGTGGCACCGCTGGCTTGCCTCCCAGAATATCGATCCAAGGAATCCGGCCAGAGCGGACATCCTGCACTACAAGCAGGCCCTCCAGCAGCAGGGCAAGTCGGTGTTCACCGTCAACGGCTACATCACCGTCATCAAAGTGTTCTATAAATACTGCAGCAAGATGCATTACTGCGATGACATTGCTTCCGGAATCAAGACCTCGTTCCGCACCAAGGAACACTACAAGCATCCTCTGTCCCGGCAGCAGTGCACCGATCTGCTGGAGAGCATCGACCGCAGCACCGTTGTCGGCCTCCGGGATTATCTCATGATCCAGCTGATGCTCACCAACGGCTTGCGCACATGCGAGGTGCACCGGATCAATGTCGGTGACTTCGAGACTCTGGACGGGCGCAATGTCCTGCACATCCAGCGCAAGGGTAGAGTGGACAAGCACGACATCGTTGCAGTCCCGGACGAGGTGATGGAATCCCTCAAAGACTATCTGTCAATGCGCGAGGACGAGTTCTCGCTGGCGTCTCCGGTGTTCGTCAACCTTGTGAAGGGCCGGGAATCAGTGCGCCTGCCCAAGCCCACCATCAGCGGCATCATCAAGAAGCGCATGCTGAGCGTCGGCATCACCGATCCGAAAGTCAGTGCGCACTCCCTGCGGCACACCTGCGGTTCGCTCATGGTCGAGGAAGGTGTCCCGGTGGAAACGATCCAAGACATGCTCGGCCACAATGATCCATCAACAACGCAGATCTACATCGATATGGCTCGCCAGAAGAGATTGCTGGAGCACTCACCGTCGACAATGATTGCCAAGATAATAACAGCGAGAAATGAAAAACAGCAAAAAAAGACCGGAGAATAAAATCCTATCATATGATACAGTGATTAATACGACTGACCGATTTTCCGTAATGATTTGGCTGTCAAACAGTCCCACACTCGTATTATCTACGCGAAAAATGCCCGAAAAACCGCGTAACTCTTTGATAAATTTTTCAAAAACACTCGAGCGGACACACAGATACTGTCGAGTGAATGACCGACCGGGAGGGGGTTGAATTTCCTTCGGAGGTTGAGAATGTCAATCGGGCTTGTGGTTTTTTACACGCGCGTGCAAATTTGTAGGAATTGGAATATGACAAAAGGCAGAAAAAAGATATCAGACGCATCGAAGCGTCTCCGGGGAACGGATCAACCTTGCCGGATGGAAGAGTCCGTCCCGGCCACCATTGCAACGGCAGTGGTATCCCTCCCGAAGTCCGGACTCAAAGGAACGGCCAAGAAGATCTATGCTCTGGTCGGAACGGAGATGCTCTCCAAGGGACTCCTTGATGTGGTGAACATAGAGTTGCTCGTAGCCTATTGCCGGGAGATGGGACTCTACAAGGATATGATGCACGACCTTGAGCAGGAAGGGTTCACTGTGAAGGTGGAAACGAAGTCGGGTGCATTCATTACCCAGATAAACCCTAAACGCAAGATTGCAGAGTCGGCTCTGTCCGCTGCCAAGGTTCTCGCGTCGGAGTTCGGCATCTCCCCGGCCAGCCGAGCGAGAGTGGCCGCGATGATTGCCGGGGTGCAGAAGAAGGATGACTTTGCGGATTATGAAACCATCGACGAGCAATGAGTGAGAAGAAGTATAAGGCCGAGCAGTACGCAGAGGATGTCCGCGATGGCCGCATCATCTGCTGCGAGCTGGTGCAGCTTGCCGTCAAGCGGTATTACAACGATCTGGCGATCGCTGTGGACAAGGGTTGGTATTTCGATAGGAAGGCGGCAGTCAAGGCCATCGGCTTTATCGAGAAACTCAAACACACCAAGGGAGAGTGGGCAGGGCAGCGTTTCCGGCTGGAGCCTTGGCAGCAGTTCATCATCTGGAACATCTACGGATGGATGAAGGCCGACGGCACCCGGAGGTTCCGCTATGCGTATGTGGAGATTGCGCGTAAGAACGGTAAGACCGCACTCTCTGCCGGGGTTGGATTGTACATGCTCTTCGCTGACGGAGAGGCCCGGCCAGAGGTGTATTCCGCTGCGACCGTCAAGGATCAAGCGAAGATCTGCTTCTCGGACGCGGTGGAGATTGTCAAGCACACCGATCTGAAGAACTATCTGGACACCTACCGGAACTCCATCGTCTATGAGATGAAAGGCGGCATGATGAAACCGCTGTCCTCCGACTACGGAACGCATGACGGTCTGAACCCCAGCTGCGGCATCATCGACGAGTTCCATGCGCACAAGGACTCCGGCATGTTCGATGTTATCAAGTCTGCGTTTGGTGCGAGGAAGCAGCCACTGATGTTCATCATCACCACAGCCGGGTTCAACAAGAACGGAGCCTGCTATTCATACCGGGAGAATGTCATCAAAATCCTCCGGGGCATCAATCAAGACGACAGTCTTTTCGGAATCATCTACACTCTCGACGACAAGGAAGAATGGGAGAATCCGAAGATGTGGATTAAGTGCAACCCGAACCTCGATGTGTCGGTGTCCCCGGAGTATCTGGCGGATCAAGTGGCCGATGCGAAGAACCGTCCGGAGGCCGTCCGCAATGTGATGACGAAGAACATGAACCTCTGGGTGGATGCGGAGAAGACATGGATTCTGGACGAGGCTTGGATGAAGTGCTGCGGCACTACCAAACTCGAAGATCTGCAAGGGTGCAGGTGCTGGGGAGGACTCGACCTCTCGAATGTGGCCGACATCACCGCGTATGTTCTCATCTTCCATGAGAACGACAAGTTCCAGCTCGTTCCGTTCTTCTG